CCTGCCTGAGGGAGAGAGCTTCAGGAGCAAAGACAACCAGAAGTGGCGAGCAGACCAGCTGGAAGCAGGAAACATCATCGTCTCCTACAATGACATGCAACTGCTCAAACGCATGAAAGAAGGCATCGAACAGACCAGTCTCATGCCCGAATACCCCGATTACATGGAAATCATCGAACAGGGAACCAAGGAACAGTGCATCGAATGGAAGGACCGTCAAACCGGTCTGATGCTCAAGGCGAAGCCTGATCTGATTCCTGCCGGCACCGATTACCTGGTCGATTTGAAAACCGCCCAGAAGGCCGACGCGGAATCATTCGCCAAGGAAGTCATCAACTACGGTTATCACATTCAGACCGTTTTCTACCGTGCCGCGGTAGCCGCATGCAAGCCGGACGCCTTCGACCGTGGATCCAAGGCTCCCAGCACCATGCAATTCTGGGTATTCGAAAAAACCGATGCCTGCGACTGGCAGCCTTTCAGCATCAGCGATGACAATCCGATCACGAATCTTGCCGCGACCAGCATCCGCCAAGCACTCTTGGGCATCGCCTTGATGGTCAAGAAAGCCAAGGAGGAAGGCTACGCAGAGAACACTCCAGACCCCGTGGACGCCGCCGCGAAGTATGCGCTCCGACATGGTTTCAACAAGAAGGTCAAGGAGGTTTCGTTCCAGAACTGGCAGCTGCTGACTGCGGAAAACATGCTCTGCGATCTCGCCAGCTGATTGCCTGAGGGTTATCAGGTTGCGCCGTAATACCCCTTGCTTTAGCTATGGGGATATAAGGCGCCTCTGCCTTACATAACTACATACAAGCCTGTAAAGCAGGGTATCATAGGAAGTATGGACACCACGACAGCCAAGCGGGCATACAGGTTCCGCTTCTACCCGACGCCGGAACAGGAACAAACACTCCGGCGCACACTGGGCTGCTGCCGCAAGGTGTACAACATGGCATTGGAAGCCCGCTCCGAAGCATGGACGGTCCGCCATGAGAGCGTGTCCTACGAGGATACGAGCCGGATGCTCACCGACTGGAAGAAAACCAAGGAATACGCCTACCTGCGCGAAGTGTCCTCGGTCCCGTTGCAACAGTCGCTGCGACATTTGCAGGCGGCGTACAGGAACTTCTTCGCCAAGACGGGAGACTATCCACGGTTCAAATCCAAGAAGAACGGCGGAGCCGCCACCTATGCCGCATCCGCGTTCACCTGGGATTGGGACAAACGGGAATTGACTTTGGCGAAGATGCGGGAGCCTCTGCCCGTCCGCTGGTCGCGCACACTGCCGAGGAAAGCCCGGCCGTCCACCGTCACCGTGTCCCTGGACCCGTCCGGACGCTGGCATGTGAGCATCCTCGTCGAAGAGGAAGTGAAACATCTGCCCGCCTCCCCAAGCAAGGTCGGCGTCGATTTGGGCACCGAACACTTCGCCATCCTCAGCACCGGGGAGAAAATCCCCAACCCACGCCACCTCAACCATTACGCGAAGAAACTTGAACAAGCCCAACAAACTCTCTCCAGAAAGCAGAAAGGAAGCAACAACCATCGCAAAGCCCGTCTGAAGGTCGCCAAAGCGTACGCCAAGGTCAAGGACTGTCGAAACGACTTCCTCCACAAGCTCTCGACCCGGCTCATCCGTGAAAACCAAACGGTGGTCATCGAAGACCTTGCGGTCGAAAACCTGACCCGACGGTGCGTGCCGAAACCCGATCCGGAACATCCGGGCCATTACCTTCCCAACGGGCAAGCGGCAAAAACCGGTCTCAACAGGAGCATACTCGACACGGGTTGGAGACAATTCCGCACCATGCTCGAATACAAAGCCCAATGGTACGGACGCCAACTGACGGTCATCGACCGCTGGTACCCATCCAGCCAGATCTGCTCCACCTGCGGATACAACAGCGGCAAGAAACCATTGAACATCCGACAATGGGACTGCCCCAAATGCGGAACCCACCACGACCGGGACATCAACGCCGCCAAAAACATCCTATCCGCCGGACTGGCGGTACGCGCCTGCGGGGACCCTCGAACCGCCGAAGCAACACTTCGGTAGGCGGGGAACAAGTCTCTACAGGAAGATCCTTACCGCGAGGCAAGGAATCCCCCAGCTTCAGCTGTGGGGAGGAAGTCAACGTTTGCTCGTTATACTGAATATGTCCACATACAGTAAAGACGACAGAACCAACGCCAATGCCATCAGCACCTCGAACACGCCGGACAACATCCAGCAATCCAAGAAAACCAGCCAACTACAAACGCGAAGGCTACGCCCACGAGTTCACCATCCCAATCGAATGGTGGAGTACGACCGACACCATACAGACGGAACGCATGCGAGCCAGACGAAGGGCATGGGTGAGGGACTACGCGAAAAACGAATGGCGCAACCTCAAGAAAACAGGAAAAGCCTGGAAAGTGGAACGGTTCATCGCCCTTATAGGCGTAGGCTGTCCAAGCCAGAAAAACATTTTCCCGGCGAGAGCGGCCGAAACCATCAAACCCATCATCGACGGTGGCAGTGATGCCCGACTCTGGGACGACGATGACAGCCAGCACCGGCACAGCACCGTATACATCCAACTGCCAACACCGGCACCAGTCAACCATTACAGGCTGAGCGTGCTCATCATCCCGGTGCCGGAATCAATGCCGAAATACCAGATCACCTCACGTCTCGCATCGAACATCGACCAGCATTGGCGAAATAATCCCAATCCGCCGGCATGGCACGACGGATACTCGGTGTCATTCACGATTCCCGACAAACAGTGGATAACCAGCAACTATACGGATAGTGACCTCATCGCCAGACAGAACGGCGAACGGAAATCAGCCACATGGGGGAGGGGAGGCAGCTTCGGCATTCGGGAACGAGTACGCGCACAACTCATCGAACTGGCCTTCCAACAGTGGAAAAGACAAGCCTACCGTCCGTATGAAAGATTCGCCATCATCGCCGGAATCGCATACCCGTACGGGGTGAAAACCGCCGACCCTGACAATGCGGCGGAAACGGTGAACACCATACTGCATTCGGGAACCCGCATCGGAGCCTGGCCGGATGTGAACAGCCAGCATTGCAGGGGAGTGGCTTTCGTACGTCTGCCGAATCTCATGACGGGAAACCATATGGTCAGACTTTTTGTTTTCCCGGTGCCCGAGAATTTTCAGATGGCGCAGAGCATAGCCGAAAGCTCCATCGACGCTTGGGGCGAACATGATCGGAGGATGCGTTGAACCTGAGACAAGTGCTAGTCCAGACCGTGATAGGACTCATCGCTATCCTCATAGCCGTCCTATATGCGATGTTCATCGTTCCGCAGGACTGGTTCATCGACTCCAGGGAATCAGTCGTCACCATATCGGTCATAATCTGCGCGACCGGATACATCATCACGGTCTGGGCCCGTTATATCCGTCATCTCACACGCCGGAGAATCGATCAACGAATCATCCGCGACGCCGAATCCGAGATGGAAACAGGTCTTTGGCAAAAACCGAAAATTCTTCGAAATGAACCGACCGCAACCATACGATTGGACAGGAAGCACATCCGACAATCTCAGAGAAAGAGCCGATAATGGTATGGACTCCAGCGACACAGCCGCGTGACCCCCTTGGCAGATTCCGTAAAACCAATCTCGTCCCCGGCGAATACACGTACACCACGCGCAGCGGCATCGTCAAGAAATACTATGTCAACGATATGAACCAGCTGGCAGACGGGTCCACCATCCTGCACATGAGCGCCCAAGGCAAGGTGTTCGGCAGTTTCAAGACCCAGAACCCCATCGAACGCATCCACATCATCGGCAACAGCGATATGGAACAGATGGCCGTCGCGGCGTCCGGGGAAACCACATTCGGCGTGATCAACCACAGCAAGGCCGCCCCACCGGACGTGTTCAGCCTCAACCGCGGACATGATTTCCAACCGGTCGGCTCCAACCTGCCGGACGGGGAAACATCCTTTGGGGGAATAGCGGCTCAAATCACCGGCCGTCCGGACGGGAAAACCTATGACACGTTGAACGCCCAGAAAGCCGAACAAGCCAACCTCGCGGCGTTCGCAGACCCA